CTTCAGCTTGTTGGCGTACAGGTACAGCTCGCCGAGCGTCTGCGCGTAGGCGTGCGACGTGTCGATGAACACGACATCTACGTCGTCCGGCAGTTCATCGGCGAGCGTCAGATCGTTGCCGAGCAGGAAGTCCCAACCGTCCGAATCCACCCAATGCGGCGGGACGTGCGGCCAGTCGACGTCGACCGACCACAGATGCCCGCCAGACGTCTCCTGTGCGGCCAGGAACGCCGCAGTCGAGTTCCCGCTACGCACACCCAGTTCGATGACTTGGCGGCCTCCTGCGGCCTCGTACAGCGCCGGCATGTGCAGGACGATGTCCGAGTTCTCCAACAGGCGGGCCTCGTACTCCGCTTGGAACGTCATCCGAGGTGACCCCCGAAGCTGAGCCACCGGTTCTCCCACAGCCCCTCGGGCAGTCGGGCCACCACGAGGTCGGTGTCGGCCAGCAGCACGGGCTCACTCAGCTGATCCTGGATCGTCCAGCGCACTTGTTCGGCGAGCCAACGATCGCCTAGGTAACGCACCTCAGGGTCGCGGCGTCGGACGATGCACCCGGTAGCCCACAGGCCGGCGCCGGCAGGGTGGCCGAGCGCCCGGTAGTGCCTCATCTGGCCGGTGATGTTCTGATCGTGGTACTTGCCGTACGCGATCGACACGTCGCCCTCGGTGTAGATGCAGTCCCGAGAGGGGTGCTTCCACTGGGCCATGTCGGCGCCGTCGTCACCGCCGAGCACTTCGAGGCACATCGCCACGAACTCGGGGTGGATGATCGTCGCCGAACCATCGATCCAGATCGTCACGTCAGCGTCGGGGGCGTACAGCCACGGCAGGCACTTCGCCACCTTCGCTGCCAACCGGGGATGGCACTGCTGGCGGGGCTCCACGACGACCCGCCAGCCGCACGGGCCAGGATCGTCGTCCGTGACGAGCACGAAGTCGCACTCGACGGACTGCTCGAGCGGCTTCTTCACGAAGTCGTAGGCGCCGTAGATCGAGGTGACAACGGTGACGTTCACGGCTTGTACGCCCTGACGGCGTCGACGAACAGGTCGAGATCCCAGGACGGTCGCCAGTCGAGCCGGTCCCAGCCATCGCCCGCGGCGCGGAGCTTCGTCGGCTGCTCACCGCGGCGCATCGGCAGGAACTCGATGCCGGCTGCCGACTTCGCTATGACGTTCGCCATCAACGCGATCTCTTCGACCGTGTGTTCCACACCGGAGCCACCGTCGAACGTGACGTCGTCGCCGAACCGCAGCGCGTCGACGAGCAGCCGGGCGAGCTCGTCGACGTGGATGAGATCGACAGTCTGCTGACCGTCGCCCCACACCGGGATCGGCTCGCCCTGCCACGCCATTGTGGCGAACGTCGGCACGATCTTCTGCGGATGCCCGGGGCCATGCTTCTGGCCGGGCCCGTATGCGTTGAATGCTCGGACGTGAGACACCGGGGTGCCCCACGTGTGGTGGTAGGCGGAAGCGAGCCGGGTGGCGCACACCTTCGTCGCCGTGTAGATCGACGGGAACACCTGCGGCATCGTGATGCCGACATAGGAGGCGCTGTAGGAGCGGCAGGCGTCGAGCACGTTCAGGGTGCCCGTCACGTTCACGTCGACCGCCAACTGCGGGGTGTCGAACAGCTCGTGCGTGCCGAGCACCCCGGCGAGGTGGATGACGGCGTCCATGCCCTCGACGGCCGTGGCGACACGGTCTGCGTCGCGGATGTCGTCGCCGTATACCCGGTCGAAGATCAGCGCCTCATGGTCGGCTTGCTTCAGTGCGTGGTTGACGGCTTGGCCGATGAAGCCGTTGCCGCCGGTGATGAGCACCTTCATGCCGCCACCGCCATGTGCTCGGCGAGACGCTTGCGGAACAGGCGTTGATCGGACTGCATCCGGTACTGACCCTTCCGGTATGTGTCGTCGTTCTCGGCCTTGCCGAACAGCGGGTGGAGGTGCTCGACGATCGACGCCAGCGAGGGGGCCCACACACCGCGCTGCTTGGCCGCGGTGACGATCTCGTCGTCGACGTACCAGTGCCGGTAGCCCTCATGGCAGACGACGCCGGGGCCGTCCCAGGATGCGCCGACGTCGTCGATGTAGTCGCGGGCGATCAGCATGTGCGTCGCGTGGTCGCCGGACGTGACCCGCGTGGTGCCGAGGTCGTTCGTGCCGATCACCTTCGCCCCGGTGTCGCGCGCCACCTGCTGCGCGTGGTCGAGCCAGCCGGGATGAAACCGGACGTCGTCGCCGACGAGGAACACCCATCGGCGATCCGATTTGGCAAGTCCGAGATTCACCTTCTCGGCGAAGCTGATCTTCTCCGTGAAGAGCACCTCACCGCAACCGGCCGCATCCCAGGCGTATTGATCCTCGCTCTGCGAGCACACGGCCACCACGTCCGCCAGGCCAGTCGACGCACGCAGCGAGCGCATGAACGGCTCAGCGTTCTGCGGGCGGTTCAGGACGGGCACGATCACCGTCACCCGCTCCGTCGCCGGGTCCGCCGAGATGTTCGTCATGAACGTCGTCTCCGTCACGAAGATCGACTTCTGATGCGACGTCTTCACACCGGTGTGCACGAACACGTTGAAGCCGAGCAGGCCGGCACGCGCACAGAACGACGTGTCCTCACCCCACAACTTCTTCGCCTTCGGATGCTTGATCCGATCGAACCAGCCGGAACCCATCTTGACGAGCACCGACCGGTGGATCAGCAGCATCGCCGCACCCGTCGCCGAGCACTGCACGACCGTCCCCGGCGTGTACCGCCACCGTGGACGGAACGCCATGTCGTCGTCCGTCTCGGTGAGATCGAAAATCGTCGGGAACGGCACCTTCACCACAGCCTGCGCCTGATCGAGACGGTCCGTGATCGGCCCGTACCCGAAGCACAGCCCGCCGATAATCGGACGCTCCACCGGATCCGCCACCGACAGCAGCAACTCGAGCGCCTCGGGATCCCAACCCATGTCGGCATCCACGAACCACAGCCATTCGGCCTCGGACTCGAGGAACGCGGCCGTCGCCAGGTTGCGGCCCTCGACGACACCGGCCGACGTGCACTGCTGGAACATGTAGCCACCACGCCACAAACGCCGCTCACCACCGAGATCGGTGGCGAGAGACGGCAGGAACGACCGCATGTACGACGCCGTCAGCCCATGCTCGTCATCGACGAGGGTGCAGACGCGGACCGAGCCCGGATCTACCCTCGGGTCAGACGCCACGACCCGACTCCCGCTGCTCGCCGGGCGCCGCGGTGGCCTGCTCCACCTGCGGCTGCCAGCCACGGGGAAACACCTCCGGCGGATCGGCAGAGAACAGGGCGGGATGTGACGTCACCATCGGACATTCGGAATGCCAGCAGGTGCCTTTGTGCACCGTCGTCGGGTACTTCGACCCCGGTTCACGCACCGACACTGTGTCGAGCGCGAAGACGTACGGCTGAGGGGTGGACTTTGAGCGCGCCACGAGGGCCTCCTAGAGACGGTGAGAGACGGTTGCCCCCTCGACCCGACCGTCTCAGACAGGTCGAGGGGGCGAGTTGCTCAGGCGTTGAGCAGGAGCCGGAAGGCGGCCGTGTTGACCGTCTTGGCCCCGACCCGCCACCAGTAGTAGAGACCCCGCTGACCGTTCGGCCGACGGTTCGAACCGAGCATCAACGGCAGCAGTTCGACGTGCGAACCGATCCGGTCGAAGATGACGTAGTTCTTGAAGTCGCCGACGACGAGGATGTTCGCCGCGCCGGTGGTCCCGGTGAAGTCCGGGAAGCCCGAGTTCTCCAGGTACGGGCGGCCGAGGACCGCGAAGTTGTAGTCGGCCTGCAGGTTGACCGTCTGCAGCGACAGTCCGCCGGTGGTGTCGAAGCCACGCACCTCGTTCTGGGCGTCGATCGACGACATGAACGTCGAGGTCGGCCGGTAGCGGGGCCCGAGGGCGGCGAACACGGCGCGGACATCGACGGCACCGAACTGGCCGTCCGTGGTCGGCAGCACACCGACCGTCGCCGACGCGGCGAACAGGTCAGTGAGGATGCCGGACGGGACGTCGGAGTTGCCGGCACCAGTCGCGAACGCGGGCGTCTCGAGGACGTCCTTCGCCTCGGCGAACAGCCCGAGCATCTCCGATGCCAGACCCGCCCAGTCGCCCTCGATCTCCACGGTGAACGGCACGAACGCCGACGCCTTGTGAGACACGACGGAGGTGGTGCCGATCGTCGGCCCGTCGTCGGAAACCTCGATGGACTCCGAGTCCCACGATGCGGTGATCCCGGCCGAGGTGACGCCACGCCAGGTGTCGTCCATGCCAGTCACGATCCGCGACACGGCCCGCATCGGGTTCGCCACACCGTTGCCGGTGTAGATGATGCTCGGGTCGAGCAGCGCCGGCACGGCGTAGCCGCCACCGGCGTCGGCCAGGTTCAGCGCGGTACGTGCTTCGTGGATCGCCAGCCGCTCCTGGTTGGTGAACAGGTCGGCGTTCCCGGTCGCGATCTTCGCCCAGGCGGACCGGTACTCGGGGCGGCTGGTGGTGACCATGAGCCGCGACATGCGCGACCCGTGGGCGCCGATGAACCGGTCGGTCTGCGCCTGCTGCTCGGGGGTGAGGTGGCGGGCTTCGGGCCGGTCGAGGATGGCGCGGGAGGCGTCGCGGAGCTGGTCGGCGTCGTACATGCGCATGTCGACGTCGTACGGGTCGATCTTGCGCTGATGCTCGAAGCTGGCACCGCGGATCTCGCGGCCCTGCTCCTGCGCCCGTGCGTGTGCGGCGGCGATGCGCTGCAACGTGGCGGCGTGCTCGTCGCGGGCGACGCGGAGCTCGTCGATCTCCGAGGTCAGTGCCTCGGTGCGGGTGGCGTCGTCAGGGGTCGGATCGGTCAGAGCAGCGAGAACCTCGAGCTCCGCATCGATCTCTCCGAGACGCGCGTTGATGTCATTGATGAACATCGGTGCTGTCCTTTCGAGGATGGCCGTACCTCGCGAGAAGTTCGGCCATGCGGGTGAGTGCTTCGTGGCTCACGACAGGTGGTTCGACCGGGCTGTCGCCTTGCGCGGGCTCCCCCGCCACGGGGGAGGTGCTTTCGTCGTCGCGCTCCTCGTCGGGGTGCGACAACTCTTGGGCCAGAGCGGCCCGAGTCTCAGGGTCGAGGACGCTCACCAGGGAGCGCACAGCGACCGAAGTCTGTTCGTAGGCGGGGAACACGACCGGGCCGGCCTCGAGAAGCTCGACTTCCTTGATCGTGCGGGTGTCGACGCCGTCCTCGGTGCCCCAGTCGTCGGCGATGACACGGAACCGGAACGACATCCCGGAGATCGCCTTGTCACGGATCGCGTCGCGCACCGGTTCGATCAGCCAGTTGTCCGAAAGGCGGGCCTTGACGAACAGCCCGTTGCGGTCCTCGCGGAGCACCGAGAACGATCCGAGCGGCAGCGACCCGATCAGCGGGTGCGTGCCATGGTCGAACTGCAACACCGGGGTGCGCTGCCCGAGGGAACGCTTGAACGCGCCCGGCGCGATCCGCTCACGGTAGGAGCCCTGCGCGTCACGGATGTCGGTCCACTGGTTGAACACCGCCGCGTACCCTTCGAGGGTCTGGCCGTCGCCGTCGTCCGCGGCGCGGAACTCGACGTGACGGACCTCCTCTGTGCGCTCAGTCCTAGGGGCCATTGGTACCGCCTTCGCTTGGGGGCCCGCCCGGCGCAGAGCCGGGGGCCATGAGCTGCACCGAGACCAGGCCCGTGTGCTTCAACAGGGTCCAGTCACCCGACGTCACCGCCGCCACCACCGTGTCCGGCTCGTAGCCGGCCTCGATCAGGGTGCGGATCGTCGCCGCCTGCAACTGGCGGATGTTCGCCTCATCGGTGACGTCCTCCTGGAAGAACGACACCTGCGAATCGTCGTACCACAGGCGTGCACCGTCCGGTGGGGGGACCAGCGTCGAGAACGCATCACAGAACGCGCCGAGCAGCGGACGGATCTTCGCGTCGCCGAACAGACGGCGCGTCGCCGAATAGTTCCCGGCGTTCAACGAAGAACCCTGCATCCCCTCCGAGAACCCGGCCACCGACGCCGGCACACCGGCCGCCGCAGCGATCCGTGTCTCACCGGCGCCCTGCACCGCCTTGAACGCCAGATCGTCGAGCGTCGCGCCGACCGTCTTCACGTCCCGGCCGCCGAGGAAGTGCATCACCTTCCCGGCGTTCATGGAGCCGGTGAACTTGTCGGCGAACATCTTCACGAACTGCTCGAGCCGCTCCTGGCTGAACGTCGGCTCATACATGACCGCCAGCGACGGCATCGCCCCGTTCTTCAGGTAGTTGCCCTTGTAGTACGTGAGCTGCATGTCCGACGACGCATCACACGCCACCGCAGCCAGCCACGACTCACCGCGGAACGGGTTCTCGTCCGGCGCGCCCGGCCGGTAGTGGGCGACATCGCCCGGGTCGAGGAACGCCGGCTTGTAGCCGGGGCGTTGCACCGCGTAGCCGAGCAGCCTGGTGCCGACCTCGACGCCGAGGTGCTCGACCTCCTCGGTGATGATCGTCACCCAATCCGGGTCGAGGCGGGCCAACTCGCGGCCCGGACGGATCCAGTACGAGTTCCCCGCCGAAGCGACGTCCGATTCGCAGATCGCGATGAGATGCCGCCACGTCCCACCGATCCACGGCACCTTCAACGCGTCGAGCGCCGCCGTGGAGAACATCGATGTCGGCTTGCCCTTGTCGAGCCGCTGGAACGTCGGCCGGGCCTCACCGAGGATCGACACCCGCCGGTCGAGCACCGCAGCCACCGGACCGCACGAACCGATCAGATACCGCGAGTTCGCCGACTCGAACGACGACGTCAAGTACTGGTTGCCGTTGAACCGGATGATCTCCCGATACGCGGCGCCCACATCGGAGCGTTCCTCGACGGCAGGTCGCCGCGCCAGCATCCGGCCGAGCATCAGCGGTCACGCTCAACAGCGACACCGACCACGATCAACGCCACACCCAGCACCAGCAGGCCGAGCGCAGCCGTCACCATCCACCCTGCCGCCGCAGACGCCAGAATCCCCGCCGACTGCAAGAGGGCAGCGGTCACATCCCGCTTCGACATGCCGCCTCCTCAGGTCACCGCAAAGAACATCTCCGGCTCAGCCGCCACCGGGACGCCACCGAGCGCCACCGTCACCGCCATCAACGGCGTGATCTCGATCGAGGGCGACTGACCGGAACGCCGTGGACGTTGCGCCCACGTCGTCGCATCACCCACCGCCCGCAGAACGGCCGCGTGAACGGCGACATCCAGGGAACGCTGGCCGATGTGCACCAGCGCCTTCGTCCGAACCGCGTTGATGAGCTGCTCAGTCGCCCGCGCAGTGTCCGGACCCGACACCTCGTCCACCTCGACGCCCTTCTCGCGCAACGGAGCGATGAACGCACCCTCGGGCGCGTTCGGCCGAATCCGGATCGGAATCCGCTTCGCCTGCCACGCACCGACGATGTACGCCTCGATCCACTCCGAGCCGTCGTCTTTGACGATCTCGTCGTGCTTCATCCACTCAACGTGGAGCCGACCGCCTTCAGTGCGCCCGGCGACACCCACGGACGCCCACCGGGACTTGGCCGGATCCTCCGGGTCGAGCGGCTCGACCGCCAGCGACCACTGGTGATGAGACGCGATACGCGACGCCGGGTCCGCCAGGGCATCCCAGCCCCGCAACGCACCCACGTTCGCCGCCTCATCCCAGATCCCGAGCGCCTCACGACGCCACGAATCCACCGACGGCAGGTTCTTCCGCAGACGGAGCATCGACCGCAGCGGGGTGCGCGCCGGGAACGAAGCGTTCGCCTTCGCCCACTGGGCGTGATCGTCCGGGTCAGCGTCACGATCCGCCGAGCATTCGACGTAGATCGCATCCACGGACCCGCCGGACAGCGCCTCTGCTCGTCGAGCGGCGAACACCTCACCGGGATCCACCGGCCGCGGCGGGGTGCCCATGTAGAACAGCAGCGCCCCGTGCGGGTGTCGAGACTGGTTGGTCGCCGCCACCATGTCCTCGAGCGCCTTCTCCGTCAGGATCTGCGCCTCGTCGAACACCTCGACGTCGACCTCGTCGAACCCACGACCGAACCCGGCCTCCCGGGCGCCGAACATCATCACCGAACCGTTCGTGAACAGGATCTCCTGCTCACCGTTCGCCACCCGGATCGACGCCACATACGGGGCGACCTTCCGCAACCGACAGAACCCCTGCAACGACTTGAACGTGTTTGTCGCCGTCCGGGTCCGATGGGCCGTCCACAGCACCTTCGTGCCCGGGAACAGCGCACACAGGGCGAACACGATCCGGGCGACCAGGAACGTCTTTGCCACCTGGCGCGGAATGCTCAGCGTCACCCCGCCGATCGTCGACGCGTACACGCCGTCGCTGCGCTTGCCGAGGATCACCCGGCCCAGGCCACGCTGCCACTCATCGAACTCGACGCCGAACTCACGGCACTTCGACTCCACCGCCGGCCAACCGGTCGTGACGATCCCCTGCGGGATCACGACATGACGCGCAACCTCAGATAGCCGACGCGTCGAAGGCTGAATCTTCGACCGGGCCATCCGCGCCCCCCTGCTCAACTGCAGCCTGCAGAACTTCGATGTCCTTCGCGATTTCCATCAGCCTGCGAGTCAGAGCCGCCAGATCACGAGCTGGCGTGTTCGGATCCTCAACGGCCGTCGCCACCCGAGCTCGCATCGCCACCAGCAGATCCAGCCGGTCACCATCAGCTGCGGCGGCTGACACCGTGAGTGGCTTGCGCTTGGGTGGCTTCTCGTCCGGGTCGACCACGCGGAGCGCGTTCTTGGATTTGTTGGAAAACGCCGGAGGGAGCGCTGACGAGGCGGGGTCTTGGACCACCGCTCGTGGAGCCCGTCGCGGGGGTGCCCCCCCATCCCCTGCACTCGTGCGCTTGCGTGCCGTCATCGCGTCACCATCGTTCGGTGTGTGGCTCGGTGTGCCGGGCGGCGTTGCCTGCCTGCGCTCCGGCGCTGTAGTTGCATGTTGATGCTTCGGGTGCGAGTGGTCCGATGCCGTCGACCACATGGCCTGCTGTCCAGAAGGCGGGGCGTCCGTTGGCGTGGGGGGTGTGTTGCCCGAGGGTGTGTCCGCAGCGCCAGCAGCGTGTGTCGGGGTGGGTGCGTGCCCAGGTGACGATGCGTCGTGCGTTGACTTGGTGTGTGCCGCGGTGGTGTGCGGCCTTGGTGGCCCCCATCACAGGGTGAGGGCGAGGGCGGCGGCTATGAGGCAGATGGCCCCTGGGATGAG